GGGGCTCGGCGTGACTGATCGTCCCTCGCTCAAGGTGGTGGGGCGCATCGACCCGCCCGAGTACTGCGACCCCGTGGCGATGCTGCGCAATATCGCCGATGACATCGAGGCCGGAGACTTCGGTGACGTGAGCACCATCGCCATCGCCCTGTCGACCGAGGACGGCTTCGAGACGTTCGGCGGCGGGCGAGACCACGCCATCGAGCACGTCGGCTTCCTTTTCATGTCCGCAGCGCACCGGCTGGCGTCCATACCGTGGGGCGGCAGGTGACCGACGTCGCCGCCCTCATCGCGACGCTCACGCCCGAGCAGCGCCTGCACCTTGAGTGGCAGGGCCGCTGGGCCGACACCGCGCGGCCTAACCAAATCGTGCCCAAGAGCGACTGGACGGAGATGGGCTTCCTCGCCGGGCGCGGCTTCGGCAAGACGCGCGTCGGCGCCGAGTGGCTGGGCCGCGCCGTGTTCGAGGATCCGAGCGGCTTCGATAGCTGCGTGATCGCGCCGACGTACAGCGACGTCAAGTTCACGTGCTTCGAGGGCGAGAGCGGCCTGCTGTCCGTCATCCCGCCCGACCTGATCGTCGAGTACAACAAGTCCGACACGCTCATCCGCATGCGCAACGTGACGGGCGGCGTCAGCACCATACGCGGCTTCACCGCCGAGAAGCCCGAGCGACTGCGCGGCCCGCAGCACACGCGCGGTTGGTTCGACGAGCTGGCGGCGTGGCAGTACGACGAAGACACGTGGGATATGGCGATGATGGGCATGCGCCTCGGCAAGGATCCGCAGGTGCTGTGGACCACCACGCCCAAGCCCAAGGAGCTGATCCGCAAGCTGAGTAAGCCGCAGGACCGGCGCGTCATCGTGCGCGGGTCGACCTTCGACAACAAGGCCAACCTGCCCGACGCGTTCTTCAAGCAGCTCGAGCAGTACGAGGGCACGACCATCGGCAGGCAGGAGCTCTACGGCGAGCTCATCGACCCTGAAGAAAGCGGCATCGTCAAGCGCAGCGACTTCCGCCTGTGGCCCGCGAAGAAGCCGCTGCCGACCTTCGAGTTCATCATCCTCTCGCTCGACACCGCCTTCACCGAGGCGACCTTCGACAAGAAGAAGGGCGACCCCGACAGCACGGCATGTGTCGTCATGGGCAGCTTCCGCGACCGCGAGGGGCACAGTCACCTCATGGTGCTCGACTGCTGGTCCGATCAGATGGGCATGCCCGACCTGATCAAGCGCGTGAAGCGCGAGCTCAATGTGGCCTACGGCGACGATCAGGACACGGCCCTGATCAAGCCTATGTTTGGCAGCGCCAAGCCGCTCACGTCGGGGCGCAAGCCCGACCTGTGCCTCATCGAGGACAAGGGCAGCGGCATCTCTCTGCGCCAGATGCTCGAGCGCGAGGGCATCGTCGCCTACGCCTACAACCCCGGTCGGGCCGACAAGCTCACGCGCCTGCACATGGTCAGCCACATCTTCGCACGCAAGCGCGTCTGGCTGCCCGAGAGCGACAAGTTCGCCGGTCGACCGCGCACGTGGGTGGAGCCGATGCTCGCACAGCTCTGCGCGTTCACTGGGCCGGGCAGCATCAAGCACGACGACTATGTCGACGCCGTCACGCAGTGTGTCCGGCTGTGTGTCGACAAGGGACTGGTCACCGTGCTAAGAGACAAAAAACCTGCGGCTGGCGACCGGCCTCCGCCGAAGGTCGTCAAAAACCCGTACGCGGCGTGAAGGACAGGTAGATGGACGAAGACGAGCAGCAACTGGGCCAGCGGGCGCGGGACTTGGCGTCCCGGCTGGACGCGCTGGATGTGTACGACGTGGCCGGGCGCAAGGTGCTCTTTGCCGACCTAGATGATTTTCGCGCCGACCTCCGCCGCGTTTACAACGTCAAGGATTAACCGATGGACGAAGACGAGCTGCCCGAGGGCGAGATGATCGAGATCGAGACCGACATGGTCGGCGTCGAGGACACCGATGACGGCGGCGCGATCGTCACCATCGACGAGGACGACGTCTCGCCGGGCGAGAGCGAGCACCTCGCCAACCTCGCCGAGGCCATGCCCGAGAGCGAGCTGCAGCGTCTGTCCTCGCGCTTCCTCGACCTGATCAGCAAGGACAAGGACGCGCGCAAGAAGCGCGATGAGCAGTACGAGGAGGGCATCCGCCGCACGGGTCTGGGCGACGACGCCCCGGGCGGTGCGGACTTCCAAGGCGCGTCGAAGGTCGTCCACCCGCTCTTGACCGAGGCGTGCGTTGACTTCGCCGCCCGGGCGATGAAGGAGATCTTCCCTGTCGGCGGCCCGGCCAAGGACTACGTGAGCGGCGAGCCGTCGCCCGAGAAGCTCGAGAAGGCCGAGCGCAAGGTCAAGCTGCTTAACTGGCAGATGACCGTGCAGTGCCCCGAGGTGCGCGCCGAGCTTGAGCAGCTCATGACGCAGGTGCCGCTGGGCGGCGCGCAGTACATGAAGCTGGGCTGGGATGAGCGGCGCAACCGCCCCTCGTTCCTGTTCGTGCCGATCGACGACATGTACCTGCCCTACGCGGCGACCAACTTCTACACGGCGCAGCGCAAAACGCACGTGCAGTATCTTACGCAGCTCGACTACGAGGAGCGCGTCAGGGCGGGCATGTACCGCGACGTCGACCTCGCGCCGTCGAGCATGGAGCCCGAGCAGTCCGTGGCCGGGCAGGCCAACGACAAGATCGAGGGCCGCGAGGCGAACAGCTACAACGAGGACGGCCTGCGGATCGTCTACGAGGTCTACGCCATCGCGGACATCGAGGGCGACGGCGCAGCGCCGTACATCCTCTCGATCGACAAGCCGACCGGCAAGGTACTTGCGATTTATCGCAACTGGGATGAGGACGACGACAGCCGCGAGGAGCAGCAGTGGTTCGTCGAGTGGCCCTTCATCCCGTGGCGCGGCGCGTACCCCATCGGCCTGCCGCACATGATCGGCGGCCTGAGTGGCGCGGCGACGGGCGCACTGCGCGCCCTGCTCGACGCGGCGCACATCAGCAACAGCCAGACTATGCTCAAGCTCAAGGGCGGCACGGCTGGCGGCCAGTCGCTTAGCATCCAGCCGGGGCAGGTCGAGGAGATCGAGGGCGGCCTTAACGTCGACGACGTGCGCAAGCTGGCGATGCCGCTGCCGTACAACCCGCCCAGCCCCGTGCTTTTCAGCCTGCTCGGCTTCCTCGTCGAGGCGGGCAAGGGCGTTGTGCGCACGTCGATGGAAGACATCGCCGACGGCAACCCCAACGCGCCGGTGGGCACGACGCTCGCCAAGCTCGAGCAGGGTGCGGTGGTCTACTCGTCCATCCACGCACGTATGCACGACGCGATGGCGCGCATGCTGCGCGTGCTCGACCGGCTCAATGGCCTCTACCTCGATGACGAGCTGCTGGCCGAGGAGGCGGGCGAGATGCTCGCACGTCGCAGCGACTTCGACGGCGTGCTCGATGTCGTGCCTGTCAGCGACCCGAATATCTTCAGCGAGGCGCAGCGCTACGCACAGGTGCAGGCCGTGGCCCAGCGCGCTGCGGCCCTGCCGCAGCTCTACAACATGCGCAAGGTCGAGGAGCGCCTGCTCGAGACCCTCAAGGTGCCCAACGCCGAGGATCTCCTCAATCCGCCCGTCGAGCCGCGCGAGCAGAACGCCGTCAACGAGAACGCCGCCGCGTCGCTCGGTCGTCCGATCACGGCCTTCCCCGAGCAGGACCACATCGCGCACCTCAAGACGCACCTCGCGTACATGACGTCGCCCGCCTTCGGCATGAACCCGCTGATCGCACCGGCCTACCTGCCGATCATGCTCAATCACCTCAAGGAGCACATCTCCCTGTGGTACGTCGCGTCGGCGGTGCGCATCGCCAGCGAGGCGATCGGTGAGGACATCGGCGAGGCCATGAAGGACATCGGCAAGGACAACGAGACGCGCCGCGCGCTCGACCGCATGCTCGCCGAGGCGTCGACGATGGTCATCGAGGAGGGCGCGCAGGCCTTCGACGTCCTGCCGCCCGTCATCGCGCAGGCGCAGCAGCTCCTCCAGTCGATGATGCCCGCGCCCATGCAGGATCCGCGCATGATGATCGAGGGGCAGAAGCTCCAGCTCCAGACGCAGCAGATGCAGCAGGACGCGCAGATGCAGCAGGCCAAGCTCCAGATCGAGCAGCAGCAGC